AGTCACAAAAATGTTGTATGATCTGTCAACAGATTATGGCAATAGTGGCGCAATTGTGTTTAATATGCATGTCCATGCCGTCGGGTTGCATAACTTTCGTCGACCTGGGGTGAATGGTGGTATTGTGTTCGATGATCGTATGAAGAACGCATTTAACCCCGTCCATTTAAACAAATAACCCCGCTGCCGGAGTTTCAACCGTGGGAAGATTGGTACAATAAATACTTCGAGTATGGATCAATATTCACGGCTGACACTGTGGCGGGGAAGGTCGACAAATCCATTGATTTCAAAATGTTTCTGGAAACAGAAGACACTCTTGATTATCTTGGTAGAGCAAGAAAGTTTAGTGGTTATAGAGTGCAGGAAAATCTTAACCATTCATTTGCGGCCTTTATGGCAGATAGAGGGCTGAATTGCGATGCATATCGTATGACTCGACCAGTTCGTGAAACTGGTTTGAGATCTGTTGCGAAATATAATCGTAAACAGCCTGAATTTGACATGGAGGCTTTCATTTTGAGTGGTGAGTGGACAAAGAAGCACTTTGGCCCCTATATGCGAGGATCGTGGATGCTGGACTGGGATGATGTGATACCTTTAGCGGATCGCACCACCTCAGCTGGTTTTCCTCATTCCAAAATATTCCCTAATAAGGGAGCTTTCATTGACTCTGGAATTCGAGAAATGCTGGATGGTTTTTGGGATGATTTGGCGAGTGATGATCGCAAGATGAGACCAATTTTTACGTGTTCTCAAAAGAGAGAACTGCGGGAGGTGGAAAAACTTGCTCAAGGCAAGATTCGTACTTTTACCGCAGCGCCGACCGAACATTCATTAGCACTCAATCGATTTTGTTTCGAAATGAACTATCGATTTTATGAATCAAACAACAAAACCTGGAGTTTTGTTGGAGCGTCTAAATATTTGTTAGGTTGGGACACGTTGTACCGTCGTTTAAGTCGATTCAAGAAAGCTTTTGAATGCGATGAAAGTGATTACGACGCCAGTTTGGGTGTCATGTTAATGGAAGGACAACGTGATATTCGCTGGGATTTTCTTGATAGGAAATATGTACATATGAGAACCGAAAGCGTTTTTGGAACCTTTATGATGACATCATACATAGTGTGATTGTTTTGGAAAATGGTGATTTGATTCGTAAACACACTGGAAACCCCAGTGGATGTGCGAATACCATCGTTGATAACACTATGATATTGTTTCGTTTACTCGCCTATGCATGGATCATTCGATGCCGTGAAATAGGGCGTCAAGCTGAGTATAACGACTTTATGGCCAATGTCGAGGGAGCTCTTAATGGGGATGATAATACTTTTACAGCTTCTGATGAGGCTGCAGAGTGGTATAATCCTGTAGAGATCGCTCGTATATGGGGCGGTATTGGTGTCAAAACAAAAGTTCCGTCAGAGGCCGCGTGGAAACCTCGGAAATTGGAGGAGTGTCAGTTTTTATCTCAGTCGTTTGTTCGACATGGTGAATACTGGCTTCCCTCCCCGGACTCTGATCGTATTTATGCATCTTTGAAATGGGGTAGTGGCGAAGGTGATATTCGATGGCATTTTTTAAGAGCTTGTGCTCTGCGAAATGACTCCTGGG